CATATCTACAGAGTAGGGTCTCATCAAGTTTATTAGACGAGCCCCTGTGTGCATTCTTCCTCGAGATATTGAATTGCACTTACCCTCGATGTACTTTGTTACTTCTTGTATTGCTTGGGTCATTCTGATTATCCAAAGTTATAAGAGTCAAAGTCCTGCTGACCTGTAAGTCTCCTCGTTATGGTGTCGTAGGAAGCAGAGCCAGCGTCCCCAGTTTTACCTGTGAATCGTGACTTGAGTACACGCAATCGTATTGTATTACGTTCCTCTTCGCTTTCAGCAACAAGGTTACGAGCAAAGGTTACAATATCAAAACTAATCTGTTTGATACTACCAGAGCCTTTGATGTCATCGATAGATGCCAAGTGGCCTTCCTCAAATGACTTACCCTGAGACTTACGAAGGTGACTGATAAGACCTAGCCATACGTTATGCTTCTTAACTATCTTGAGTAGGTCACTCATGACAGAGTCAATAGCTTCGTTACCTGTCTTACCATCTGCACCCTCTGATACAGCAATTGTAATGTGATCTAGTATAATGTATTCACATCCAAGTAGACACAAGTTTTCTATCTGATCAATTAGAGACGAGTCAGAGACTGCCCCATTGTGGTCTAGCAAGATTAACCTTTCATTTCCAAACACTCTTTCGAATGCTTCCCTTTCCTCCTCGGGAGTTGGATTCTCTGGTGTAAACATCTTGATGAACTTCTCAGCTGAGTCGCCAATAGATTCCTCAAGGGACACCAACCCAATGTTGTCCTCGGTGTTATCTTGCAATTCCAAAATGATCTCTTTGATCATGGTAGATTTACCTGAGCCTGTACCTGAAGTAAACAATACAATCTCACCTTTACGCATACCTTCGAGTTTATCGTTGAGTCCCTCCAGACACTTAGGGTATGGTATTGACTCGACAGCTTTACGCTCTTGGTATGCTTCCCAAATGGATTCACCCCTTACAATAGAAGCAGGTGTATACGCTTTGGCATTAAATATAGCAGATTTCAGTGCTACTGATCCATGCTTTACTAATGTATCACAAGGGTCATTCTCTTGTAGAGTTGCAACCTTTACTTTATCCCAGCCTATTATCTTTGCAGCTTCAGTCAAAGCCTTATCACCAGCTTCATCTTTGTCAAACATTAAGATAACTTCTGAGAACCCACGAATCCACTCACGATTACTCAAGAGTATCTTCATGTTAGATGATGAAGGTAACGAGACTACAGGGTAGATACGATTACTGGTGTCTAAGGAAGCTTGGGCGACTGCCATTGCATCCAACTCACCCTCAGTAATAACGAGATATTTACCACCTGTAAACTTAGACTGACCAAAAAGTTCTAACTTAGGGTCTTTCATGTCACCCACAACTCGGAAGTTCTTAGGGAGTTGTCGTTTCTTATAAGCTACTACTTTACCTGCTACTGTGTAGGGGTAGTAGTGTGCATCTATACTACCATTCTCTGCGTAGCTTACCTTCATGTCGAAGAACTCAGACACTCGTTTGGTTATGTTCCTTTCACGAACACCACGAGAGTCATACGTTTGTATATCAGATAGTGACTCATTATATTGCATAGTCTGAACCATTTGTTTAGTTTCTGTTTGTGTCCCTTCGACACCATTTTCATATTGATCTGCATAATTAACTTTATTGCAGTTGAAGCATTTACCCCTACCATCACTGTACATCCCTACTGCATCAGAGGAACCACAATAGTTACAGGGCATATGTCCTACAAATCTAGCACCAGCCATCACTGCCACCTACTTTCTTTCATGCTTTTAGCTTGTTTACGTTTATGACTCGCCAGTTCCTTTGTCAACCTCCTTGTGCACTTCTTGCTCTTGTCCTTGGATAAGTAATCTTCCACTTCTGTATAACTCATCAAGTTTGCTTTTTGTTTCATCAGTTATTGCTTCCTTTGGAATAAATTTTACTGCGCCTATTTGTCTGTTAAGGTAGAGAGGTACACCCTCCCCATCCTTTTCAGTTAATACATCGAGGTACCATTGGACTTTACACTCTCCAGCCACTAGGCCACCTCTGGTTTCAAACAGTTGCACTATTTCTAGTGACACTTTATCTTTAGCTACTTCTGAGATCAGAGAATTCAGATGCTTTGAAGAACTTGTGTATGTTCTCCAGTTAGATTCTTTATCTCTTTTCTTTTTCTTGTAGCTATGGAATTGCTTCTTACCTATATACCGAGTGCAACCACCATCATGATCTACTGATATGATATAGATGAACCCGAAATAATCATCGGGATCAAATGGTTCACCTTCGTACTTCCAATGTCCTATACTTCCAGCCATTGATGAATACCTCTAAATGTGTCAAAGTCTCTGGTTGTACAGGTCTCAGAGCATAGGAAATCTTCATCTATAGACATGATAAGCCATTCACCTAGGTTTCTGGATATTTTATGGGTAAACTGCGACTTTTCACAAGAAGCAAGATGCTCTTTGTTTGGGTCTTCCCAATCTATCCAACTTCTACTATATGTAAGTACATAAAAGTCTTTATCATTTCCTGTACCTGATTCCCTTATCTTGTCCATTCAGTCCTCCAAGTATTTCTCACATTCAAACTTACCGCTAACTTTCTCACAAA